TGATTTACAATTATAAATTTCCACACTTGAGGTGTGTTAGGTGCAGGCACACGCATTTTGAAATCAGATGGAATAATACGTGCATATAAAGTTGTTACTTCATATATGTTTTTATATTGAATTTTTGTATCTGATCTTGATGCGGATGCCCATGCGAGCCAATCTGTTGTGTTGCGAACATTAAGATTGACAAGTGCATCAGGATTGATTGGTGGAATATAATATGCGGCCATGGATGAGTTATTGATTCCTCCACCTCCTAGACCTGATTCAAATGCGAGCGCGATGTTATCTACCATTTTGTTAGGTAAAGCGGCGATAAACATTTTAAGCTGCACACGAGACATTACATCTGTGTATGCCACAAATTCACCTTTGTCAGGGATTTCTGTGAGAGGTACACGGGTGTCATATATAGTGTTATATGGGTCAAGACGTTTAATACAATTGCCTGACCAAGTAATTTCTTTTGGTTTACCTTCTTTACCTCCACCAAATGACATATCTGTGTCAAGTGCTGCTGTGACTTCATCTTTCCAATTTACTTCGATTGCGGAAATGTTATATTTAAATCCGTCGCGGAAAAACATTTGGAGATGCCTAATCCAGCCACCGCGTGTGGAGTGGTTTTCCATTAGAGCTTCCATGCCCATTGCAGCATCTTGGTAAGCTGGATTAGCTACACATCCAAATATAGGATTACCTGAGAGAAATACAGAGGATTGATATACAACTGCTGATTCCACTGTTGGAAGAACTACAGGAATTGTAATGTTACGAAATTTATTGGCATCGCCATATTTATTAGCAAGAATTGCCTTTTGATTTTCGAGAGTCTGATCTTTTTCTCGCATGTATGCAAGATCAATCTGTCTCATTTGCTCTCTAATGTTCCACTGTCCATTGAGCATTGTGTAACATTGACGAGAAAACTCAATGATTCCACTTTGGGCATCTTTGCTGATGAGAACTGGTGTGTTGGTTGCCATATTTACCTACTAGAAAGAGTAATTGTTGTCTAAAACTTGTGTTGCACCATACTCTTGTGAGTCTATGATGGATGAGGAAACTAATTGGGGGCCATAAAGTTCTAAAACTTTGGGCGCATAAGTCAAAAGATCCAAAAGTCCGTCTGTATTGTCTCTTTTGAGAGGGTTAAACTGAGTAATTTGCAGATGAGTTGCTGGAACACACTCAGGATGAATCCACACCTCACCTCTAAGAAGTTGTAAAAACATTGCAAGGATGCGAGAGTTCTTAGATTGGGAGCCTGAATATACTTCTACTGGCTCAATTCCCACAACGCCCATTTGAGTTGTTATAAAATTAAACCAGTAGAGAAGAGAGTACTGGAATGCGTTAGATTCAATTGCTATTAATTGCACATTGTGAGTAAAACAAAGTTTAAGGGCTTCACGTATTGTATCACCTGGGGAGAAACGGCCCTCAATTAGTTTTCGCAAAACTGGATAACCATTGTGCACTTCAAAGTATCCTATAGAAACTGCATCAGAGTTTGCTTTATCATTAGCTGGATCGATTACCAGGAATTTAGCTCCTGGAATATCTGTGTCAAGGTAAGGATAAAGGGGTATTTTAGATACATCTATTGCAGTATTTGCTGAAGCATTCTCATCGTTAAGAACTTCTGCATAAAAAATTTCTGGGTGACCTGCGAGAAGGTCATTTTGGAATTCTTTGTGTAACTGTTTGATTGGTTGGAGTTCTTCCCAGAGAGATGTGCCATCTGAGAGAATTCCACCTGCAATGAACTTAACCCAATTAGGATTAGTTTTTAAGTGGCGCAATATGCTCCACTTAGTTGGATACATGTTACCAATGAAAATGAATAGGCAGCCTTCAGGAGACTTAGCTTTCATTGCAGTACCATACATCTCACGCTCTAAGGCATCTGATACTGTCTGGGATTCGGCCATTGTGCGGGATTGGATATCATCAAATATCATCACATCTGGACGTACATTTTTAAGTGTGATACCACGAATTGTCTCAACTGTTCCAGCTAGGATGATTATGTTGCGACCTCTGAAGCCAAATTTCTTAAGGTCTTGTCTATCTGTTTCAACTCCAACTTTCCAATCTCCAAACACTTTACGTATGTTAGATTCTGAGAGCATGTCCATCACATCTGAGACAATGTTAATTGCTTTGGTTGTGTTTTCTGCAAGAACTAAGACAAATTTTCGTGAAGTGAAAAGAATGCAATAGAGGAGAAAAAGTTTTGCAAGAGCAGTTTTTGCAAATCCACGAGGTAAGCCTAACGCAAGCTGTGAGAAATCCCTAGGTTTGTGTACATAAGTTAGAAGCCACTCCCAAATTGCTTTGTATACTGGAGGAAACAGATACTTGAATGTATCTGGCATTGCCAGTGCTGCAAGAAAGTCAAGAGAATTTTTTGCAGATTCTTGAACTTGATCTATTTGAAATGCTGTTTCTGTGCGCTCATTTTCACTTGTTGAGATTTCTGGTGCGGATGTGTGAAAGCCTTCCTGAACTCCAATGGGTTGTTGAAGTGTGGAATCTTGCTCGTGTGAGTCTGGCTCATCTAGCCCCAGTTTCTCATAAATATTCATACAGATTTAACTGAGATGGAGGAAACAAGATTCTTTGTGAGAGATGCCTTTAAAGATTCGAGAATCTTTTGGGCTGCTTGCTTATTCATGTCTAGTTGCTTCTGCTGGTGCTGTTGTTGGTATGCTTTCAGTTCCTGTGAGGACATTGGATGCCTCCAATAGTTGGGTAGCTTTTGCTGAATCTAATTGTTTCAGCATTTGGCCTGATTGTATAGTAAGTAATGATTGATCTCCTACTTGAATGACTTGATTGTTTGTGTTTGTTTGAAATTTTTGTAAAATAATTGATGGAATATTGAGTTGAATGATTGTTTGCTTAGTTGTGAGAGATTCTGGAGCTGTCTGGCCTTTGCGTTTTGCTGCATTAATTACCTGAAATGTCTTTAGAATTTCCATAGGTCTTGTCATGAATGCCAAAGAGGAATCTAGCTTTGCTAGAACTTTATCCTCTATCTGATCTATTACACCATCGCGCTCATTGTGTTTAGATAATGCTTCGAATTTCTTTTCTACAACTTGAGAGGAGAATTTCTCATCTGAAAGCAATTGAGATATGCGAGATACGTCTACACCAAGCGCGTTGGCAACTGCTGCTGGTGGGACACCTTGCCCTAATAGGGTGAGCGCGCGCGATTCTGTTGTAGATGTTGTTGAAGTTGCCATGGGAGTGGGTGAAATGGTGTGGAGATGTGAGTTATTTTATGTTGTGCGAGGTAATTTGTGGGGCGGGGGAGAGTTGCACACGTATGTAAGTCAGCGCAGCTGGGGTTGTTTTGTAAAAATTTAGGAAAATGGGATTGTTGTTATAGGATACACAGCCTGCGCACAAGTAAAAAGGCCCTTACCCCCACCCACATGAGAAAGATAATGATAACCATTCGCATCACAGAGATAAGGTAGTAAATACTTACTTAGATTGCACACATAGAAGGGAATTAGTGTAATAGTAAGGACGGGCATACACATGTTATAATGTAGATGTGAGCGTTTGGGTTATGCTTTCACCATATGAAATGCTAATACTGTTACAATTTGTTACACTTATTTAATTGAATTTGCCTTGGGTAGGGTATATAATACATACATGTAATTAAAGGATCATGATACACGGTAACTTAATTGCATACACCTCACATTTATAACCTAAAGGAATCACACAAATGTCAGTTATCTCTAATATCCACACAGCAACACCATATGACGCGAAACAGTCGAAACCATTTGCAGGGCAGAGATTAGTTAAAACAATCGCGAAAAAAGATGTAAATGGGAATTATGGCCCACATTTGCAGGTAACGATGTGTACATCAATTCCCACGCTCACCACGAAAGATGCCACAGCTTACATGGAGGAGAATGAAGGATTAGATGCACATATAGTGAGTTTTTTGTGGGACACACAAAATGCACTCATTGGAGCGCGCATCAAGTCAGGACAAAAAAGTGTGAGAACAGAGGAATTAGAAATTCCTGCACTGGTGGAATTTCTCAATGCATCGGGAGATTCTGATAAATGGGATACTGCAAGGGTTGCACAATGGTTCACTGATAATCTGGCAGAACACATTGGCACAAGACTCATAGAATTGGGTGCGACCGATGAAGTGATGGAAAAGAAACTGGCAAAAGCGCAACAAAGGTTTGCCGAGGCATTTGGCACGCGCAGCGGAATTGGGCGGACTCTGGCAGTAGAATTGCAAAAGATATTGCATTTTGCACAAGACACCACCGACCCACAAGTGAAGAGATTTCAGGCTAAATTAGACAAGGCAATGGAAGAGAAAAGTTTGGAGGAATCATTAGGATTTTAGAGTTGTCCACTCGTGTGGATTCTGGCATTTTGGTTACTGTGACACTTTGGCTCACCGGACAACTTGCCAGAATGCCAGAATGCCAGAATGCCAAATGGGGGTAGGGAGGGTATGCGGATGTGGTGCTAAAACAACACTACACACTTTGCCAGAATACACCACTTCACCCCACTTATATAGATGCACCTACACTATCCATCTACCGTGGATGCATCTATATAAGACACCTAAGCGGGGTATGTATGTATATGGGAGTTATGTTATATGGGGTATATATGTTAATTGCTAAATTTTGATACCCCCTAAAATATGCCGTGATGATGCACTCTATATAGATTCTCTCACTCACATACACACTAACTAGATAGGAGATACACACATATTCTATATAACACCACTATTCTATGACCCTCAGGGGAGGGGGTTGACATGCCTCTGGCATTGTGGCATTGTGGCATTGTGGTTCGCATGCCAGAGCCAACACCCTCTCAATTTAATCAACTCAAAATCAAAACTTTTATCATGCCAATTACACAAGAAACAATGTTTTATGTATATTCATATAATTTACACAGAAACAAAATGATATCTCAAGGAATTAAGCCTCTTACATATACTAAATTTGTAAGAATCATAAACTCGCTGGAGCTATTACCATGACACCATCACCACGATCCACATTACCTAATTCATCTAATTATTATTGGTCACAAGCTATAATTCACGATGCAATGGGGCAGGATACATGGGCAACAATGTATCTTTTCTTATATTACATGTCATCATCAGGAGAATGATCTCCCATGGATATTCCATTTCACAATCGCTGGTCAGGCTCATATGTTATTCAACCTAGACACATGGGCGGTTTTTACAAATCACTTCTAAGAAAGTTCACAAATCAAATGCGCCTCCGAGCTTTTACTTTTTTCAAGTGGAAAATGATTATCACAATCGCACTGATATTTCTTATATCATCTTGTACAGGATGTGCAACAATTGCTGCAATTACAGAATTTGCGCAATCCCCAGAAGTGCAAGAAACCATCCTCATAACTCAACCATTTGCACTTACAAGAGGTAAATAACAGAATGGCTCACTCGACTGATTATCAATCACAAATGCGAGATTTCCATTCTTATGTCAATCTCACCTCAACATCTAAACTTAAAAAATCACCCTCTACCATGAATCCACAGTCTCACATCCCCCCACATAATTCACCTTATCCCGCAGATAGTGCGCATCATCACGCATATATTCTCACATGTAATTTTCTTAGAAATAACTCTAATTGGAGCATTGATTCTATTTTTACATATTGTCTCATTCAATACAAAGATTTTGATATAACCCCTGCAATTATCTCTAGAGCGATTTCCGCTTATATAGATCACACCTATCCAACTGAGACACACGCAGGAACCTAAAAATGAAATTATCATCTTCAACTGTTAAAAAGTTAAAAAACAAATTGAAAACCTCAACTGGAGGACTTTCATATCTTATGGCAGATCCAAAAGAGTTCACGCTAGCTGATATTTATATGTATGGTTATTATTATCCCTATGAGCCAACTTATCTAGAGGAGAATTGGGTTCAATACATACATTATGTAATCTTATTCATTTTAGAGGCAGACAAACAAGGAGATTTCTAAATGACATCACCCCACTCTAATCCTCGCTCACATGCACATGTGAAGTTTCGCCCAGTCCTCACATTAGAGCAAATAACATACATCACACAAAACCTCTCAGGTAATGATCCGATAGGTAAATCTGTGATAAAAGTTCTTGTGCCTATGATTGCAAAAATTGAGGTAGGTGCAATTAATCCAGCTTATAAATTATCTGAAACTAAAATAATCAAAGATGCAGAAATTGCACAAAGGCAAAGATATGAATCAGGCACGATGAGTGCAGAGGAAGAAGCAAATTATGAGGCAACCATTTTAGGTTTAGGGGAATTATAATGACAACACCATCAAAACTCATAAAAATATGTAAGGCTGAATTATTATGGCCAACACCATTTCTAAGTACATTACTACTCGCTAATAAAGCTGAACTTTATTTTCATGAAGAAGATAGAAGAAAATATACAAATGAGGCTTTGCCAAATTGGGAAAGAAATGCCACATTCTTGCTTCTCATATTAGAGAGCGAAGGTGCATGATGGCCTCAAATTACATAGGTGTAAAAGTTCTTACATCATACATCAAAGACAAACCCAAAAAAGATATAAAACGTCCAGCAGGTGCAGCTAACATATACACATCACCAAAATTTCCAAGTTCTAAACTTATAATGGAAATGCAACTAACATTAAAAGATAATGAAGTGTTTCTCATATTCAATCCTGATGACACTCTTGGATTTATAGGAAGATACTAACATGAATCAAAATTATAATGCACCAGTCCCAATTTTTGAGCTACAATATGCAATGAAATCTCTTGAAACCATCCACCCACAAACAGGTGGCCATATTTGCTACAAAAAATATCTTTATGCTGACCCAATTTGGAATAATACAGTTGAATTTAACAGCAAAGAATACTGGGCTACCAAGTTCATATTCGTGCTTCTCATATTAGAATCTGAGGAATATCATGGCTAAAATCTTATGTGCTTATTCCTCAGTGGAATTCTCATGCGAGCATCTACCAATCTCTCTACAATCTCGTGAAGTAACTCACCCACTATTTCACATCCCTAAGAAAAAACTTCTTGCACTTGCATCTGCATGGGCCAATGGGAAACTCACACCTACAGAATCATATCTCACATATCTATCTCTTCTCCATTCAACAACTCTCATTGAGTGGCGCACTCCAGCAAAATACACACCAAAAACAAATGCAATCATTGCAAACAACATGGAACAACTCATCCACATAGTGGGCAAGATAGATGTAATTAAACATCCCTCATTTGTCTTACCTCATTTTGCAATCTCACCTGACACATGCTCTCTAGAAAATTCATATCATTGGATACAAATCTGGAATCAAAATTACAATGATTGGATTGAAAATATCCGAGATCATTCTAATGATATAGAATTGCAAAGGCGAGAATTATCTCTCCAAAAACTCATAAAAACTTCACACAAAAACATAGAGGATTACCCCAAAATTCTTGCTCAATGGGCATCCACAGCAGGCTCTTTCCCAACATTCAAAATCAAAGTGAGTGGTGTCTCAATGGAACTTGCAGATTATTGGGAATCTATAATTATAAAATGTGCAAAAGAAGAGACAATATTTCAAGTGCCAGAATCAGACTTGAAAGAACTAATAGAGCATTGTGAAGATAACATAATATCTGAAGGTAGCATTTATGCAATGGCATTGATGAAATATCTGCGCAAAGGTGCAGCAATGCAAAAGAATTACCTAGGTTTAGGTGATATCGATCTTGCATCACAAGTGGGCACAGCTTATAGAATTCTTTCCCCTGCAACTTCGGCGGAAGATGCAAACATTCAAAACATGATAGATACTGCGCCAATAAGAGAGCCGCAAAAACACATGTACCCTGATCTTATTTCATATATTAAAGCAAAAGGTCGCTGGACTGTTGCACAGAATTATGCAAACACTCAGAAGTTACAAACTGAAATAGCCTCATTAGGGATCACAAATGGCAACATATAAATCAATCATTGAAAAGCTAGAAGATGAATCAAAAGTAAGAATGTTTTTTAACCCTGACAATAATACTTTCGACATTTATGAAACTGTAGATTATTGCTATACCACAACACAGTTGGATAAACAAGATTTGCAGTCTCTTATAAAAGAGTTACAAGAAATAGAAAGTAAAATGTGATGGCAACATATAATCCAATTCCTGCATCAAGGTTTGCAGAAATCATAGCAAAAGCTAGAGCAGCTAAGGTTGTTGCAGCAATATCTCCCCCTGTAGAGGGTGATGGCTTTATTCAAACTCTCTCAGATATTGCAGCAAAATCAAACATAACAACTACAGATAAATATGGCAAAGAGATAACATATAACTCTAAACAATCAGAGTTTGTATCTCTAGCATCCACCCATAAATCTTGTATTCTCATTGGCCCAGCAGGTACAGGCAAAACAACTGCAATGAAAGGTACAGTACAATCTCTCATTCAATCCTCGCAAACTGGTGTTATTCAAAATCACGATCATAAACACATCCCTCATGGTGTGCCAGGGATCATAATTTGCGCATACACTCGCAGAGCCACAAATAATATCAGGCGCAATATGTCTGATGACATGAAAGAGAATTGCATAACAATTCACAAACTTCTTGAATACGCACCAGAATATTTTGATTCCATGGATGAGAATGGAGAAACCAAAACATCAATGCGTTTTGCACCCTCCAGAAATGCAATGAATCCTCTACCAGCAGAAATAACAACAATCATATTTGAAGAGTCATCTATGATAGGTGTGTCATTATACAATGAGGTAATTTGTGCCCTCCCAAACCCAGAGAATGTACAAATCATTTTCCTAGGAGACATACAACAATTACCTCCTGTATTCGGCTCTGCAATTCTAGGATTTAAAATGCTAGAACTTCCAACAATTGAACTCACAGAAGTATATCGTCAAGCCCTAGAATCTCCTATCATTCGTCTTGCCCACAGAATTCTCTCAGGTAAACCTATCCCACATAAAGAGTTAGAATCTATATCTTGTCCCGGCCTCACAATTAAACCTTGGAAAATGAAAGTAGATGCCGAAGCCGCACTCAATGTGACAGAGAAACTTTTCTCCTCCCTTTATGAGAAAGGAGAGTATAACCCTGAAGAGGATATGATTCTTATCCCATTCAATAAAGCATATGGCACACTTGACCTCAATAAATCAATTGCCAATCACATGGCAAGAAAGAAACAACTTGTAACTTGGGAAGTTATCTCAGGTTTTGTGCGCCACTATTTTTCTGTAGGTGATAAAGTATTATTCGATAGAGAGGATGCAATTGTCTTAGATATATATCCTAATCCATCTTACACCGGGGTACCTGCGCAAAAAGAATCTACCTATCTCGATTATTGGGGACATAACAATGCACCTAAATCAATGCAAGATCAGGTAGCATCAAACGAATCTGACATTGATTTTCTTCTTGCACAAGTAGCCGCGGATGATGAAGACAGAGTAACTCAATCCTCACATCACATAAAACTTCTCATGTTAGATTCAGGTGTAGAGAAGACAATAACAAAAGCAGCAGAAGTTAACTCCACAATCTTAGGATATGCTCTCACAGTTCACAAATCTCAAGGTTCAGAGTGGAATAAGGTATTTTGTCTTTTCCACAATTCCCACGCAACAATGATGCAAAGAGAATTATTATATACTGCTGTGACCCGGGCTAAAGAAGAGTTAGTTATAATATGTGAGCAAGATACATTCACAAATGCAATCATCTCACAAAGAATTAAAGGTAATTCTCTAGCAGAAAAAGCAGAATATTTCAAAGGTAAAGTAGATAGAAAGGAATTGCAATCTTAAATCTTATGGGGAGTCTTCATCTATGATAGAAAAAGTACCCCTTGACAGCCCTCCCGGCTTGTGAGACACTTCATGCTCACTCGCAAAAACAAGTGAAACCCTCCTAGCACAATCCCGTGCGCTAACTCTCAAAAGGAAACTCATGTCAGATACTCAACCAACAATCGCAGCTAACTTCAACAACAAAGTAGATTTTAAATCTGCGAAATTTAATTTCCGCAAAGTTAAAGATGCTGAAACTGGCGTAGAAACTAAGCGCCCCACAGTTGAACTAACTCATCTCCCAGTACCATCTATCGAAGGTATTGTTTCTATCCTAGAATCAGGCGATGCAAAATCTATGGAACTGCTTTTGGAAGCAGTTGCAGAAGTTGTTATTAATCGTGCGCGTGATGTAATCAACGAATCAGAGTCTATCACTTCTGAGAACTTTGATTATTCCACATGTGACTGGACTACCATTGCCAATCTGGAGAAAGAAGATCGTCGCTCTGGAATTGCCAAAGAAACTTGGGAAGATTTCGCTGTGGATTACACAGAAGTTATGCCTGCAATCTCTGGCTCGTCCAAGGAGCAGTGCGCAAATGCAGCAAAAATCTTTGTGTCGAAATTTGCTACTTGCAAAACTCGCAAAGACTTGCTCTCGAAACTCAAAGTGCGCTTGTCTATGTACGCAGAACATTCTCCCAAAGCATCCGAGTTTGCAGAATGTATCGACTTCTTGTTTAAGAAAGTTGAGAAACTTATCCAAGCTAAGGAAGTTTCTTTGGAAGAGACTCTGGGACTCTGATTTCTCTACCGCGCAAGGCCCGACGGTAAATAGGTTGAAATAAATATCGGGCAGAGAGCAATACCTACTGAGAAGCAGTTTCCAAGTTCTGCACAAAAACTTGGATTTCCACTCACACTAACTGCGCGAAAAGGTAGCGTAAGTCCAGACAGCAGATACCCTAATATGCTGGTGTGAGTGGATCTTATAATTAAGAACATTAGCTGGTAATTGGGTTTTTGATCCGTGGCCCAAGTCAAAGCAGAAATCTAGTGTTCTTACCTATAAGCCCCAAAATTTCTCTAACTCAATTTGCTGATGCGACATTACGAACCTATATGGAATCAAATAAAACAAACAGGTTACTGTGAAATCTCAGCTCACAAGGCATTGCATCGCCGTATAATTAAAGCGATATGGAAAGAAAAACTGCAAGACCTAGCATTTAAGCAGGAGTGTTTAGAATCCACACCACCTATAAGATGTATAACATACACAGAAGTAACAGGCTCAGTTATAAAATTCAGATTAGAAAAGAAAACTTACATAACCCTTGACTCAATATAGGAAATTAAATGACACCTCACCCAAAATCCGATACAACAGATAAAGAAAAGCGTGACAAGTATGTAGCTTGGCTAAATGAGTCAAAGACTCCAGAACAACGCAATGCAAGAAAAATGTTAGCTTACGCATATCTATATAACGCATCCACCCCTATATTAAATAAATTAACAGAGCCAGCATTATGACACCTCACGAAATAATCTCTCACAAAATTGCCGAGCTAGCCTTGTCAGTTCAATCTTCTCTACCCAATATGCCAACTCTTCTAAGAGAAATTCATGGCAATCTAAAACAAGACCCAGAAATTGTCACTCTCTTATCCCCACAAGAAGTATCAGTAATTGTATCAGGTCAAATCAAGCAAACTCAGACAACAATCACAACATCTATTCTCTCAGGTGGCAAAGGTAAAGCTCTTAAGAAACTCTCATTAGATGACATTTAATCTGCGATGTCTCACAAACTTACATTCGATCTAACCTTGCATGAGGCAGTAGCAGTTCTAGTTTATAGACACTCTAAAACTGTGATGCCTCATGCAAATTACAGTCGCTTATGTGCGTGGTTAGGTGTTCACTCTTACATAATTCCAGTAGACAGACACCTCAATGAGTCAGCATTATGTCTCCCAATTCTAAACAAATCTGATCTATTTGCAAACTGGCATTATTGTAATCTACTAGAAACTCACTACACATCAGCTCAACAATCTAATATTATAAGACACATATTATGCAACCCACCTCCGAAATATCACACACATCCCCACAAAGCATATCAAGCACAATTGACCCAAGACTTTTAAATCTTTCCTACTCCTCTCTCCTAACTGCTCACTCTTGCCCTAGAAAATTCGAGCTAGATCGCTTAGGTTCAGTATCCGAATCATCCGAATCAGAGTCAGAGTCAATCACATTCTCATACGGGCAAATAGTAGGTTTAGGAATCCAGTTGGCGCTAGAGAGAAAAGATTATGATGAGATCATATGGCAAATGTTTCTAGGCTGGAAACCAGAACTCTTTGCAGAAAATCCCGGACAAAACAAATCATTTGCAGCAGCAGTATTTGCAATAGATAAATTCCGTGCCCTCATTGATGAAGGCTATCTTCAAGACTACTCACTGGTACAGTACAATGGAAAACCTGCCTGCGAACTTTCCTTTCTCATCACTCTCCCAAATCAATTTAAGTATAGAGGCTTTGTTGACGCAGTTCTCCAGCATGACATTACGGGAGAGATTATCGTACTTGAATGTAAAACATCCAGCGCAACATCAATCAATCCTGCAACATACAAGAACTCAGCTCAAGCTATTGGATACTCAATTGTCCTCGATGCAATTTTCCCATCCCTCTCTTCCTATAAAGTAATATATCTCATATATTCCACCAAACAATTGCAGTATGACCAGTTAGAATTCTCTAAGTCATATGTGCAACGTGCAAGGTGGATTCAGGAATTAGTTCTTGATTGCGATATGCTCTCTCTTTATAATGAGCGAAATCTATATCCAATGAGAGGTGAATCTTGTTTCTCCTTCTTTCGTGAGTG